AATAACCATAGAACTCTTTAACAAGTTCAATATCCTTCACCTTTTCCTTCTTGCCCCATGGAGAAAATCTCTTACGGGTCCTCACCGTATTTATAAAGAAATCATACTGTAACTTTTTATCTAAATTTTGATACTGATTCATCTCATTTGCCATCATCACAGTATCCATGTGATGAGAAATACATTTGTTGATGATGAATGGAGGATAGTTTTTTTCCCAACCAGGGTCTTCACCTTCCATAAGATTCTCTTTGGAAAGATTAATGCTGTTTAGATAATCCTTTAGAGGATACCTTTCATCATATGACATAATTAAGTAGAAGAAGTTCTTTACGTTGTTGCTGATCTTTCATATACTCACCAACTGAACGCATGGTGTAAGTATGATCATACTCATATGGTCTCCAATCAATGAATCTAGATTTAATTAGATTTGAAGAGTTGTATGATACCATCTGATCACAAGCATATCTATCACATGCAAAGAAAAACTCATCGTGATCAAACCCCT